ATGGCGTTCTATGTAATTGATCCTAGAACTCGCGCTGATGGAACTACACGCTACAAATGCACTGTTAGGGTGAAGAAGAAAGGTAAGATAGTTTACAGCGATCACCAGACTTTTACAAAGCAAGCGGCGGCTGAGGCGTGGGCGAAGCAAGAAGTTGCCAAACTAGAGTCTGGCGGTGTGCCTGTTCCATTGGCTGATGGCATAACACTGCAGGCATTAATCGCTAAGTATGTTGATGATCCACATATCAGCTTAGGCCGCACTAAGCTTTATGTGCTTAATATGTTAGCTGATAGCGATATTGGTAAGTTGCATATTGCTGATATCAAATCACATCACATTGTTGAGCATTGTAAATTAAGACGCGAAGCTGGTGCAGGGCCATCTACTGTGAATCATGATGTCAGCTATTTACGTTGGTGCTTGAAAATGGCTAAGCCAAACTATGGCTATGCTTCTTCAGAAATACCTGTGATCGAAGCTTATGAGACTTTACATAGCCAAAACCTTATCGGCAAGTCAGAACGCCGCTCGCGCAGGCCAACATCAATTGAAATTGAGAAGTTGAAAATAGGCTTGCTTGAAAGAGCAGATCAACGGGCTGCACACATCCCTTATATTGATTTGCTGGATTTCTCGATACTGAGTTGCATGCGTATTGGTGAAGTGTGCCGGATAACATGGGACGATGTAGATGAGGCACAAAAGGCCGTGATTGTTCGTGACCGTAAGGACCCGCGTAAAAAAGCAGGCAACCACATGTTGGTACCGCTGTTAGGTGGTGCCTGGGAGATACTGCAAAAGCAGCCGAGGAATGATGCGCGGGTTTTCCCCTACAACGAGCGCAGTGTTACTGCAGGGTTTCAGCGGGTGCGTAACGAATTGGGAATTGAAGATTTACGCTATCACGACCTAAGGCGTGAAGGTGCAAGCCGGTTGTTTGAGAAGGGCTATAGCATTGATGAAGTGGCGCAGGTGACAGGGCATAGGAATGTTAATACTCTGTGGCAGGTGTATACCGAGCTATTCCCTAAGCGGTTGCATGATAAGGACTTGAACTAGTTTTAATTAGGAAGAATTTTAATAAACTAAATTAAAACTAAAAAGTTAAAATGAAATTTCAACCTTTAGTTCTAAATACTGATTAACCTGATGATGTACACGAAACATGGTTACATGTGAATATCCATATCTCTAACGGATACAGAGAGCTAACGGTATTATATAGTTCCTGATTTTTTGATAAATCTTATCTTGTTCTTACATTTATAAAGACATCTTTTTATACGTGTTAAATTACAACTTTTGAATGACAACCATGAAAGTCAAAGACGTGGGATAACCATCAAAATTTTTACATCCGTAATTTATTGAATTTAATTAGATACATCCACCAATTAGAACTAACAACGGTAAAATAAGTCTAGAGTTCAACTAAGGTGAATTAATAAATTCACATAAAAGCATCATTGTACAAACAATGCTTGTGTAGTACGCTCATTTCGCTTACGTCAATAATATGGATATTAGAAGGTGTAATTATGAAAAAAAGTTTATCGGTTTTAATAGCTTCACTATGTCTAAGTACTTTTTCTGTTAATTCTGAAGAATACAAATGGGATGCTGAAATAATTTCAAAAAATTATGATCTGAGTATTGCAGGAAATGCAAACTATACATCTCCCATCGTTATCAATGGCAGTGTCGTGAGTAACAAATTAAACATCACGCACTTCGACATAAACAATATCTATCTCAAACTTCAGCAAGAAACCACAACTAGATTAATACCTGAAATAAGCAAAATAGTTGAAAAAGCTAGCATTCATTTAAGAAGTGTTCAGGCAACTTATTCAGCCCCAATTAAATTCAAGCTGACTGGTAAAAGTAATGGTGGTATAGAAGTAAAAGTCACCATCCCAAATCTCAATATTGTCGCCAAGGCAGAAAAGAGTTGGTATCTGGATGTAAAAGCAAAACTTAACATGAGTAATATCGTTGTGTCTGGTGATTATAATTTGATTACTGGTGTAATTGACAACCCGCAGTTTTCTGCCACTAAATCTGTTGATGTTGATAGCAACTTTGGCCCATTCCTTGGACCATTAGAAATGTTGACTATTGATAAAATAGCAGAATATATAATCTCAATTGGTGTAACTAAAGTCATTACACAGACATTATTATCTGTTCAGAATAGTGATACTAAAATTTTAGGACTGGATCAGATTGTCCAGCCTAATAAATACATCGTAAACAACATTGATGTAGGACAATTTATCAAAGAGTCACTCTCAGGGTTGCTGGATAAACAGTATATTGAAGTGACGTTGTATCAACAATCCTTAACGCCTGAACCTATGCCATATCGCTGCTTTGAACCCAGTAATGTTACTTGGTCTAACAACATTGCAGAAGTCCATCTTTCAGGAAAACATTTCTTGAGAATCAAACGTGATACTACCCAAAAATGCACATGGAATTGGGGAAGTGGTCAACAGCCTGACTACTAAAAAACTTTAGTGACGTAAGCAACACAACGACAATACAGAGGTATTTATACTTCTGTATTGTCGTTTTTGAGGTCAGATAGGTGGAGTGCCTTAAACCTCTATCTCTACAAATGGCAAATCTGGTGCAGTCCCTAGCACCCTGCCGTCTTGTACATAGATATGATCGCCTACCGTTCCTGAGCCAATAGCGCGGATAGTGTGGCCGCTGGCACTGCTGGCGGTGACAGTGCCATCCGCATTAACCGCAGACACAAGCATGATCTGCCGTGGCAGCACCAAAGCAGATTGAAGTTGTTTGAGCATGATTTTCTCGACAGAAGTTAAGAGGGATAAAGCCTAGGCCATAGGGAGTAGAACCTAGATCTAACTTTCTAACGGGCTGATCAGTGTGATGCTTTGCTCGATATCAATATCACCACGGTCGCTGATGCTGGCTCGGATAATCCAACTATCGCACACGCCTTTAAACACTTCGCTGTTGATGGTGACGCCAATCAACATACCAGGTGTGGCAGGTGGTAAGTCGGCCATCACTGGCATCGAGATATTCACGCTCAACTTATCGCCAGTTTCGGCCAGTGCATTAGTGCCGGCTACGCGGGCGGCTTGGTTATCGACAATCAGTTGGGCAATGATATCAGCGGCGGGAATATTACCAGCACTGCCAGCGCGTTTTACTTTTGCATCAATGCCCTGCTGTTCGCCACGCAGCCACACCACGTTACACAATGGATTGCGGCTAACTGAATCGCTATAGCTAGTGATCACCGCATCGTGCAATGCCAGATCTGGCACTGCAGTTGCCATTTCCCACGGTGCAGTAGGCCAGCGCGGGACGATAGTCAGCTTTTTGGCCGCATCATCGGTTAAGATCATGCAGCCCAATTGCCCTACCGCCTCGGCTACTGCTTCGATAGGCGTTTTATTGCCCACGCTAAACGCCCCCGCTGGAATTGTAAAATCAGGGATGCCGCTTAACTCTACTGTCCAACCTGTGGTTTGCAGCAAATCACCGATAATACCGCCAAGGCTGAGCAAGACGGTGTTGGTGTAGCTGATTGGCAAAAGGTAAGGCGATGACAACTCAGCGGCGCGTGATCGGCCTGTGCTGCTGTGGGTTTCAATACCAAAGGCTTTGCTGGCGCTTGGCTGCTCGGCAATGGCATAAAACTCATAACCGTTGATGGTGATCAGCAATAGCTCATTGTGGGCACGCTGCGCATCGATACGGCTTGAGAACTCAAGGCTAACCGACCTCGCCCACTGCCCACGGCTTTGGCTAATGCTCACACTGGTGATCACAATCGGTAAACTGTCTGATACTCGCACGCATGTGATCGTTGGCTGCATTAAGTAGTACCTGCGGATTTGTGGTTCAATCGGGATTTTAAAATCGATATTGGGTAATGGTGGGTTAGCATCAATGAGGCCGCCGCCATCGTCCCAGTAGCAAACGTTCGGTGAGGCCGTGAACCGTAAAACAATAGGGTTTGGTTGTGTAGATAATGGCTCATTAAATCGAAGCGTGACCTTACCAACGGGAGGGCGGTACTTGGTAGAGCAAACCCAGCGCGGTTCGTGGAAGCCCCATTTAATCGACTTTTCATCATCGACCACAATGCCACGGTACTGAATCATCAACGAGCTTTCTTGTTCTTGACCATCTAACCATGCGACTGCAGTGTGCAACTGGTGCGCTGTAATATCCAACCAGTTGATTAAGGATTGTATTTGATGCTCATCGGGTACAACCCAGTTAACGCTTAATGTGATTTGGTGATCAATTGGCAGCGACCAATTAACGCTGGTGTTTGTTTGGGTATCTAGATTGAACAACCAATGGATTGATAAAACTGAATCGTTTGCAATGTTGGATAACCATACTGCATCAAATGTAATCTCATCAGCGTTATAATTATCCCACGGTGATTCAATTTTAGATTCAATATCATTTGAAAACTCAGCCAACAATAACGCTTGTTCAACGGCATCGAGCGTAAACCAACTGAATCCACACTCGATACCAAATGAATTATCAACAACAACTGGTGTGTCAATAAACCTGATTGTTATTGGGCTGACCGCATTTAACCAAGGTGTATCAAACCGTATTATTGTCGCTGTCATGATCTGATATTCACAAGATTACCGTCTATTAATTCAGCCTTTACACCATCAACGAACTTGGCATTATAGATACGGTCACTGTCTGTTATACCCACAATCAATTCACTACTCGTGGCATACTTAACAGGTACAATGGTTTTGAATGTCCCACCGTTTGTACTGAATATTTGATAGAAACTATCTGTAAAATGTCTATCAAATATAATCACACACTCGGCATCTGTATCCACATCAACCTCAAGCAATGCTTGTGTCATTACAGTTGGTAAGCCACCGATTACGTTTATAACGATACTAGACATACCATTCACCACCCAGTGATATAAACGCATTCGCCTTTTGCATTCCGGTAACAAGAAGATAATCAATACCTTCGAATGTTCTGATTACTGGTAATGCTGCATCTTTATAACCACTAAATTGTGTCTTAAATAATCCAGGGATAGTCCCTCTGCACGCAGGGTTCGTAACTAAGCCAAAAGAGCTATGAATAATTGACACTTTTACTAAATTAACGGGTACACCAATTTGTTGTGGGTCAACTACATTGCCCTGATATGCATAACCAACATCGGGTAGCCAATCTGTTGAATATCCGAAAACAGTTGAGCCACCGTTGCTCTCATATAGAGCACATCTAGGTGTGCTTTGTGACGAACCGATGTTAACCTCATAACCAGTATAAGTACTGTCAAGTGTAGGATCGCCACATGTTACTAATGTAAATATCCCCATATCATTTGGTACAAACGACTCTATATCACCAATGAAAAAATACTCACGATATGCAAGTACACTCGTCGTTGACGAATTATTAAGAGTCTCGCCTGATTCTTGTATCAACCAAAAACCTTTACTGGTGCCAACAACCATCCACCCACGGACAGTTCCCAGACTATTAGAGGTCATCATTACGCGATAACCTGCCTTTTTAAAAAAAGCGTCTATTGCTGTAATTGAATTTGCACACGTTATACGCAGAGAAGCATTAATAGCGTCACTACCTGTATGGGGTTGAAATTGTACGGCCCCACCAGAACCACCATCGGCAACGTTGTTTTTAAAGACAACTTTATTGTTTGCAGCATCTTCAAAGTCAAGTGTCCAACCAAGTGGTTGTTTTTCACCATACCCCTCGACTAAACACTTTTTCAGTACAGTAATCCAACCGCTTGGTTTGGTAGGAATTGCAGGTGCTCCCGCATCCGTATTTCGATAAACAGTTACTGGTAATCCCATTACATACCCCTATTAAGATTCGTTGCCACGGAACGCGAGCACGGCGCGGTCGGTGGTGATTTGACTGTGACCGCTTTGCACTGTGCGTAATAACATGACGGGTTTACTCGCGGCGTAACTCATAAAACGAATGGCCTCGCCCGCTTGCCAGCCACCACCAAATGCGCCAGAACGAATAATAAAGTACGGCTGCAGAGTTAGCGGGTTGACGGGGGCAAAGTCATTCAGCGTATCACCCGTGGCAATTTGGCCGAGACGGCGACCAACACAGCGGAATGCTGTTGCTGAGGTGAAGATCAACACCCAGTCCTCATTTACTGCAGTGTCGTTACGGACCTCAATGGGGAAATCAACGGTATTCATGTTGCCAGTTGCTGGGGCCCCATCGAGGTCCCAATTGTTAGCCCACGCACTCATATCCCGTACCGTGCCGATACGGGCCTGTAAGTCACCCAAATTTTGCACACTCGATACATTGGCACCGATTGGATAAGTTTGGCTTAATGGCGATGCCAGTATTAATGCCTGTGCTTGTACATCTGTCACTAGCGCAATCTCGCCAATGGTATCGGTCAGAACGAATGGCGCAGTAAAGCCCGTAAAATCGCTATTGAGAGTGACAACACCTGTTGCTTTAACCCATGTGTAATGGGTATTAGCCAGCGTCCAAAGTGATTTACCCTCAGCATCGGTAATATCAACAAAGCGGGCATTAGCGCGAGCGTTGTAGGTTTGGGCTGGCGCAGGACTGCTCACCACTTGTAATTCAGTGTGCTGTACAGATACGGTGTTCCACGCAGTAAACGCATTCACCACACCGCCGTTCTTAATCCTTAATGGATTAAGCCCGTATAATTCAGGTGGAGGTGATAGTGTGACAGTCTCACTAATGTCATAGCGCAGCGTGGTTAAATCTACAGCTTGGCTAAAGGTGATCTGCACATTTGAATCCGTAATATTGCCACTAATACCTAAGCCGGTGATCACACCTGCGTTGTCACTTGAGCCCGATAACAGGGTGTCACCTGCAGCGTTGCTAATGGTGACATAAAAGGTGTCATAAATTGGGCTGTCGGTGGCTAACGCAAAGCTGACGGTATTTGCTGAGGAAGTCGATTCCTCAATCAAACAGTCATAATGCACAGTGAAGTCACCACGAGCATCAAGGAACTTAGTGACTGCGCCAGTATGGTAATCAAGCTGTGCCAAACGCACACCACCGCTGACAAAGTTGCCACTAGATGTTTCTGTCATGCTGACACTGCCATGGGCAGTATTTAAGAATGTCAGCACCATTTTAGTGGTACCTAGTGATATCTTTTTAAAATCAGGAAACGTGGTGGCACTGCTATATAAGCCATATTTTGCAGCGGAGACGTATTCAATTGTCAGCGTGTCTAAACCAGGTATAAGGCTAGAGGTATTCGCTGTGATAGTTGTGCCTGTGACGCTGATATTCCAATAGGAAAAATTTGAGGCCGTCAGGCGAGGCTTAAAACCCAGTACCTCATTAACAAAGTCATTATTTAAAATATCAGATACTTCAAAAATATAGGTAAATTGACCATAGATATAAGGCTGTGAAACGTTATTTTTGATAACGGTACTTGGCACATCACCACTGCCGCCTTCAACAATACTTTTACCTGTCAGTGGATTAACCGTTTTTACTTTTGGCAGCAATTCCGTTTGAGTCGATTCAACAGCTAAAGTATTGGTTGCTGAGGCGGCAGTGAGTTTGGTTACGCCATGATATTTAATCCCGTCATTATCACTGGTGTAGCGTAACTTAGTGCAGCCCGACTCACCGTTGATTGTTATATCGTAGTTAGGTGTGATAAACGTAATGGCAGGTTTAAACTTCACTATGCCAGTGGGACCACCAGTAACCGTTTCTTGAATTTGGCAGAAATGCTCAAACCGTGGGTAAAGTGCACTTTCGGCGCCTGGGTACTCAACAGAAATAACAACGGTTTGCCCCTGCAGTAATGTGACGTTCGACCAATACTCAGTCCCATTAAATAGATAACTAGATTGCAGATACGATTTAGGAAAGGAGTCTTGCCCTTCCAGAAAGCCAATTAAGCGATTGCGGATCAACTGGCCAGCACGAACTGATGATTCCAGAATCTCAACCATATCGGTCATGCGGTCGGCGTCGTCTAACGTAGCGGCCTCGGCGATCAATAAACTGACCAGATCATCCGTTGGCTTTTGACTGATAAACACATGACCATCGAGCAGAATCGATGTATCAGGGGTATCGACTGCGGGGTAACACTTCACAATATCAACCGCTGATTGCGCGTGATCTATGTCTGAAATAGCGCGAAACAGTTCGTTAAGCTTGCCAGACTCCACCGCCAGCTTGGTACGTTGTCCACCCGCATCATCGCTTGAGCCCAATTGCTCGGGTTTGAATACTTTTAAATCAGCGCGAGAGATTGCCATAGATAGCCTATAAAGTCAGAAACTTAAGAACCACGTTAGTGAGCTTTTCAAACCCGCCAACTTCGTCAAATAAATCTTCACCCGTTATGGGTGAGCCTGCAGTGTTATCCCAAACCACGTTGTAACTGGTGCCTTCATAGGCCAACGTGAAGGCGGTTAACGTGATGGCGGCATGGGCTTTTAGTTGTTCAAACTCAGCACGCAGCATCCATCCCGATTTTGTGCCCAACTCCATGGCAATACCCGCTGGGATAATGGTTTGCTGCACCATTGGCGCACCGTTTAAAGCGCGCTTCATGTTGGCCGCCACGCGGGGCGTGTTGTCGCGGTTTAGCCACAGCAAATCCACCGCGATATCGTTCTCATCGATGGTTGTCATAGGGACCTTTGATTAATTGGGGCGAATAACAGGATTGGCTAACCGCCAACAGATTGCAGACGTTTGATCTCGTTCATCAATTCGGTGACGAGGCTGCGCTTCATTTGAGCGTTAAAGGTGCTATTACCAACCTGTAGTTGCAGCACTTGCATATCTGAAGTATTAGCCACAGATTGCGTGCTGGTTTGAGTGTTGACTTGCGTGTTAACGGTAGCGGTTGCTTGAGTTTGAGCCGCGGCCTTAGCAGTCGCAGCACTAGCATCGGCTTGCTTCTTCGCCTCGGCAGCGCTTTGCTTATCGATTGTTTGCTGGGCCTGCAGGGCCTTACGTTCTAAGTCTTGTGCCTGCTTAAGATCACTAAGACTTTTTTGCAGTTTATTGATGAGCTGACTATCACCGTATGCTTGAGCTGTGGTGATTAAATCGTTCACTTCCTTTAGCTCACTAGCAAACTTACGCTCAGCAATATCCTTCTGGTTACCCAAAGCGGTATCGAGCCGATCTTGAATATCCATTGTGGTTTTATTGATTTCATCGGCCAATTCTCTAAAGCGTGAACGGGCTTCATCGATTGCTTTATTGAGCGGAACAAGCTGATTGTCAGAAAGCCTTACAACAGAGTTATTAGCGAGATCAGCAAGTTCACCTAGCTCTTGCAAGCTGAGTGATCCACTCTCGATTTGAGTGACCCAATCACGCATCCGAATGGCATTATTGATTTCACGTCGTTCGCGTTTTTGGTCAGCACCCGCTATTTGATTATCCAATTGCGCTAACCTTTCGGTCATTGCTTGGATAGTGGCATTTGAGTAATCGTATTCGGTATTAAGCGAAACAATCACATCACGAGTGGCGGCAGCACTTCCCCTAAAGTCATCAATCGTACTTAATTGTTCCGCGATAACTTTAGCATTTTCAATACCAGCGGCAGTATTATCCTTAGTGGCCTTAGTGTTTTCCTTCGTTGCCTCGGTATTTTCATCTGTCTTTTTACTGCTTTCACCCACCACTTTATTGACTTCACTCAACGTCCCTTTGAGTATTTGTGATTGAGCATCGTACTCTTGCTTAGTTAATAAACCCGCCCTGAAATTTCGATCCAATGCTTCAAGCTGCGCTTCATAGTCACGCTGCAATATCAACAGTTCAACATAGGTCGCGTTCTCTATCTTGGATAGCTCAACAGACTCGCGCTTCAGATCAGCAAGGTTGGCTTCTTCCTTTGCCAACTTAGCTTTTATAAGGGTGAGTTCAGCCGAGGCCTTACTGTCATCTTTTAAAGCCGCTTCAAGATCACGAACCTCTTTCTCGGTCCTTAATATTTTTTCTTGCAAGTCTAGCTGTGCATCAGACAACAACCCTGTCGCGGCAATGGATTTATTCGACTGCTCAACGGCTTTAGTATGTGATGCCGCTAACTCTTGCAGTGAAATATTCAGTTCTTTTTCGGTCAGCAAACCCTTTTCGTACTGCGCTTGGAGCTCTTTACGCTTAGTGATAAAGCCGACGTTAATTCCGTTTGAGTGACGGCTTTAACATTACTTTTATCAACCTCTACGTTGTAATCCTTGACCGATGCATTGAGCAGTTTGGTCATGTTATTCAATGTTTCTGTTGAAATAAGCCCTTTATCGTGCAGCTGATTTAGTTCAGCTTGCCGAGCCATTGCCTCCTTCACTGTGACAGAATACTGATCTGTAGAGGTATTCACCTTTGACTGACTAACGGCAAGCGCACTAGCAGCCTCAGCCGCCTTCTTGTCAGCTTCTGCTTTATTATTACTGGCATTCGCTGAGGTAACTTTAAGGCTAGCTTCGACCTCAAGTTCGTTATTAGCACGAACTATCGCATTGGTTAATTTACGATATAAGTCTTCTTGTTCAGCGTTGTATTTATTGGCCTCAATGATGCTGCGGATTTGCTTTTGCTGTTCAGCACTAAGCCTGCTCATCGCAAAACCATACTTATCCATAGTGTCATTAACGCTTTTATAGGCAATGGATGACTCGCCCGCTAAGCGCTTATTGGTTTCCTCAATGTCCTTAACATCTTTGCTAATTGATTCCTTAGTTTTCGACATTTGCACGCCAATATCGGCGATTTTTTTCTGCAAATTTGTGGTGTCAATCCCAGCCAAAGATTCGATATTTTCAGCCAGAGATAAGGCTGCATAAGTAGTCCCTTGCAAACCCAAAGTGAGAGTATTAAAAACAGAGGTAAGATAATTAGCATTTAATGACATTTCATCAATTTTACGCAGGACAACATCAAACGCACCGTCCGTGAATAAACTGGTAAAATTATTAGCCGCCTCTAATATATCCCTAAAACCACCTATCAGTTCAGGTAAATATTCTGCCAACTTAACAACATACTCACGAACACTATCAATAGCACGACCCGTTCCTCGGATAGAGCTATCAACTTCGGCAGAAAAAGTCTCACCTATTTCAGTGGTTAAACCGTGGAATTTATTTTGTAAGCGACCGATTGCTGACTCTTGATCAGCATAAGCTTTAATCGCTTCCTTCATGTGGTAATCGCCAGCTGCATAGGCTTTATTACTTAGCTCTAATGCAACTTTTAGACGATCTGTACCATCCGCTAATACACTGAGAACGCCTGTCGCCTCAGTGCCATCAATGCCCATCGATTTAAGGGCATCAGAGACTAATCCGCCTTCGGCCTTAACTTTTTGTAAGCCCTCAAGGAATTTAACCAATACCTTTTCAGGCGCATCACCGAGATCTTGCTCAATCTGCTTAGCGGTTAGTCCGGTAATCTTAGTTAATCGCTCAAGTGAATCACCGCCTTTTTTGCTCGCTTCGTTAATCTCAGCGCCAAGGCGTTGCATAGCCGTTCGCGAACGTTCAGCTGGTTGGCCTAACTCTGCCAGCGTAGTACCAAACGCCGCAGCCGCAGCGCTGCCCAAGTTAATTTCACGGGTACCAGAAACAATCTCCTTGGTCATCTGCACAATATCAGCTTCGGTAATCGCAAAGTCGTTACCAAGCGCTACCACAGCCGAGGATAAATTGTGGATCTCAGGGATACCTTCTTGAGTCATCCCTAAAATTCTGGCCAGCATGGTTGCCGCTTCATCGCCGGCTAAGTTGGTTGATAACCCCAACGCATCAGCCGCAGCCACCAAGCTGAGAATATCTTCAGTCGATTTAGTGCCTAACTGGCCCGCCACTTCCGCCATGCGCAGCAGCTCATTCGTGCTGGTAGGGGTGACGTTTTCGCTGAGGTTTTTAAGCTCATCGGCCATTTTCACCACAGTATCACGGGCAAGGTTGGTGGTTTTTTCAACCTTAGTAATCGCGGCTTCTAACTCACCGTAGTTTTCAACGCCACTTTTTACCGTTTGCACCGCCTGCTGTGCCGACAGCAATACCGCATAAGCCTTAGCCAGCGTGCTCACCGCCTTGGTGGTGAGGTCAGTTTGCGCGTTGGCGACCTTGGCCGAGTTTTTAGACTCAACCAATAACCTATCGTGCTGCGCTAATTTATCGTTAACCCCTTTAAGCGCGGCTTCTGCGCCAGCTTGTTTGGTTTTTAATTCTTGGCTGGCATCGCCCAGCTTACCCATATCAATGCCGGCTTTATTCAGCACAGCTTGCTGTTTATCTAATTGCGCTTTATTGCTGCCAAGGCTTCTGCCAAGGTTAGTTAGTTCATTGCTGGCCGTTTTAACTTTAAGTGCATATTCGGCTTTATTACGGCCAGCCTTTTCAACTTCGGTACCTAAGCGCGTTAATTCGCTACGTTCTTGCTCAAGCTCGTTTGCCAACGTGGTCGCACTGGTGGCGGTATTTTTTTGCGCCGCTTCAAGCTGCTGCAAATCGGTTTTAGCCGCGGATAATGCCTTTGCTTGTGCTTGGCTGGCCTGTGCACCTTTATTTTGAGTCGTGGTTAAACGCTCAACTTCGGCGCGAGCGGAAGCAAGTTGGCTATCATAGCTAGCCAACTGCGCCGCAGTTTGGCTGTATTCAGTTTCAAGCTTAGAGGTTGAGGCAGCCGCATCTTGCTGCGATTTCTCAAGGTTTTTTGCCTCAGTATTAGCCTGCTTCTGCTCTTGCTTTAACTTATCGAGCGCTTGGGCGTTATCAACATAGGCGCGTTCGCCCTTATTGATAGACTCAGTAAGCGAATCAATCGCCTTAATAGCCTCTTGCTGGCGTTTTAAATCATCAAGTTGCTCATTGAGCTTTTCGCTTTCGCGCCCCAACTCCTGCAACGCTTGCTCAGACTTTTTGGCCTCAGCAGAAAACAGATCTTTGCCTTGAATAATTAAATTCACTTCTTGGTCTTTAAAGCTCATTTATCATCCTCATATCGTAAAAATAAAACACACGCGCACGAAAACGCCTGTGATCGAAATGTCTCGACCACAACCAATTAGTTTGTAAACTCAGGGACTAGGTGGGTTGGATAAGGCACATAATGGTGGCCGTTTCCTTGGTAGCGGTAGTGCGAACCTTGTTCAACCCACCGCTTTAAATCAGTTAACTGATAAGTAAAATTGACAAACGCGCCTTAGCGGGGCGATACTATTTCGGCATTGGCAAAATCCAGTGCCGGGATTAGTACCCCGCTATAACACAGGCGCAATTGTCGCCAGCCTAGTGCTGGTTTTTTATTGCGTGACTCGGCGCACCACTACTATGGTGAGCTGGGTGGGGCAGCCATTTGGCTGGCCGTTCCTGTGGCGGTAGTACTAACCTCATTCAGCTCATCACCCAAAGATTAGTACCTGCAGGTGATGATTACTCTCGTACACAGGAGTGTCACCCAATGAACCTACAACAGTCTAAAAACACCCCCACACAACTGGTATTCATTAACGGCCAGCAAACCATTACTAGCTCGCTGATCGTTGCCGATTATTTTGCTAAACGTCACTGTGATGTTTTACGTAAACTAGACCAAATACTTATTGAAGCACCCAGCGAATTTACGTCTACGCATTTTTGCGTAAACCTGCAAAATCAAAAGGTTGGCAATAATCAGCGCGATTTACGTCATTACCAAATGACCAAAGACGGTTTTATGTTTTTAGTCATGGGGTTTACGGGTGCCAAAGCTGCCGAATTGAAGATCAACTTCATTAATGCCTTTAACGAAGCCCAAGCCCGCCTCTCCCGCACCCAAAGCCCGTTTGAACGTCAACGCATGTTATTTACATGGGAAGGCGGTAAGATTGTCAGCTCGCAGCCCATCGATGATGATCAGTTCGTCACTCGGCGCGATAAGCTGGTCAACTATATCCGCGAACCACGCTTTTTATCCCTTGAGCAGTTAATCGAAATTAGCGAAGCCGCTAACCAACAAATCGCCTGTATCGCGCGTATTGGCCGCGAGCAAGCACGGCTAGGGTAAATCGACAGTTAAACGCCCATAAAAAATGGCTACCGTTTGGTAGCCATTTTTTGTTTGCACTTTTGTCTGACTTAGCAGTATTGCTAACTCATTAAGATCTCTACGCCCTGTTTTTTGACGATATTTAGCAACTTTAATGCGGGGCCATCGGGATGACGTTTACCTTGCTCCCACTTTTGCACGCTTGATAACGATACATTTAAATATTGTGCAAACACAGGCTGGCTTACCTTGTTACTCGTACGCAACTCTTTTATGTCAGCGGCAGAAAACTCTGCTAGCTCAGGTAAGCAAAGCGCGTCAAACTTGCGCATGGTTTCTGGCGGCATGAGACCAGATGCGTGTAACCCTTGGGCGGTATTATGTAATGACTTAAGTAAGCGGCTCATTTCTTATTACCTCGTATAACTCTTTATCTTTTATTGCTTTAGCTAACTGAGTGTTGCTGTAACTCAATAATAATTTAGCTAATTCTAACAGCACGGCTTTTTCAGTTTTAGTAATATTATCGCGTTCATTTTTAGCAAAACCAAACATGTAAAAAGCTTTGTCTTCAGAGCGAAACGCAATCAATGTACGAAAACCACTACGCTTACCTTGATTTAATCTGGGTACCCGTTTTTTTACGACACTGCCACCCAAGTTTGCATCAATTAAACCACGATCCATTTCGTCCACTGCAGCTAATAAAGCGGCATCTTCAAGGCCTTCATCATTTGCCCATGATGTAAATTCTGCGGTTTTAAATATGCGCCCCACTCTTGTTCCTAAGTGTAGTACTGTGTCCTATGTTTTCAATGGTAACACTGGGCTATTTTCTGTGCAAGCAACAGTGCAAGTAGGGTAAGCAAGCTCAATTGCATGAGCTTGCTGTTACATTACTTATGCTGCGCTACGGACGAAGAACTTAGACTTACCCGTGGCAACGATTGAGCTGTCAGCGAGTACAGCACCTTCAATATCGAAGCTACCGTAATCGGTACCGATCAAGTCTAAGCCTGATGTGGGTGTGGGCTTCCACTTATAAAACTTCAGCATCCACGGTTTACCGGTTGAGTCGTTAATACCGTCAACAACCACACTGACCGTTTTGCCTGATTCCGTTAATGCCTGCAACGCATTACCCGCTTGGCTGGTGTAGCCAATGGTTAATGCTTGACCTGCTGTAATGGTGCCAGTCGATAACGCGCGGATACCTGCGGCACTGACAACATAATCTTCATCAAGCACATAAGTCACATCACCCGCTTCATTTTTAACAACAGGGGCGATACTGGTATCAATCATTTTTGCGGTTTGCGCTAAGCCATCGAGCACAGCAATAATTTCTTCATCTGCGACGGGTGTTGCAGTTAATACATCAATCTTACCGCGCATAGCTAGCGCTAAGTTTTCGTTGTTAAAATCGTAAAAGGTCGCACTTAATTTTACAGATTTAATCAACGTGACTTCATCGGCATAACCTCCGCCACCACGGTAGTTGGGCAAGGATTTGGTTTCTTGTTCGATAGCGAGCTTTACGCCGCTAACGTTGCCACAGTCACGGCCATCGATATAGACGATCGCTGAGCCGATGTAACTTTCGGTTACTATTTCACTCATAGTGAGTCTCCAAATTTAACGGTATTAACAAGGGATAAGGTGAACACCGCTAGGCCGTGTTCTTCATGGGCTTCGGGCATGATGTACTTGCAGGGCTCTGTCTCTTTAAAGCTGATCACCGAGGGCAACCAGCTAGGTTTTTCAGGGAAGCGTTCATCTTTATAGAATGCACTTCGGATAGCGCGCACGAGGTTGATTAACTCACTGGTTGGTTGCGGATTTTTAGCGAGTTTTACGCCAGCAACCACTTGCAGCACCAGATCATCCTTATATTTATCAATGCCATTTTTAGCGTCAAAGGCATCGGTATAAGGCTGCAAAAAGATGAACTTGCTTTCTTTGGCAATGGACTGCACATAAAAACCTTCACGTACAGTGGCGCCGTCAACCAGCCCGAGGCGGTCTAAGATTGCTTGGATCATTGGGGTTGTCTCTTAGTTAACGGCTAGCGTGGTGGCCGTAGCGTTCGCGTAGATGCTTAATAATTGGTGGCTCAATATCTTCTTCCACGCCTCTGAAAGCTTGTAAGACAGAAGGGCCATATTTAGCCTTAATCCCTTTATCTTTGGCTTGTTTAAAGGTGCGCCACTTTTCGCCTCGATGACGCTCGTACATTACAAAATTGCCATTTCTACCTATAAAGGTAAAAGTGCCTTTAAACCAGTGTGGTTCATTGCGCAACGAACGGATGATGTGACCATCAGCTCTTGACCTCCCATTTTTACCTATCCGTTTTTTGCCTGAAGCAAAGCGGGTTAAGGAACTCGAGCGGTAACGGGCTGTAACGAAACCCTTTAAATTTCGAGGGTCTACACTGTAGCTAATCAAGTTTTCTACATAGCTTTTTGAATTGAAACCATACTTGTTGAAGATCGCATCGACTGCCGCCTTTTCACCAAACTTAACTGCGTCCTCAATCGCCCGTTTAATCGCTGGCGCTTGTGCATCACGAATGCGGTTAAGTTCCTTTGTTACTGCCTCCATGCCTTCAATCTTTATGCGTGCCATTAGCTAGGCCTCAAGCGGAATATAGATAAAAGTCACGCTGACCGAATCCATGCTTACCCGTTGGGTGAGGCGTCCTTGCTGGGCGCTAATGCCCTCACCTATCGCAAACTCATCACCAGAATTTACCGCCCCTTCGGATTGTAAAAACTCGGCACGACTGATTAGCTCGGGGACATATTCATTAGACGAGGCCGCAATTTCAGCGCCGTTATCATCCAAACTCACCAGACGAGTAAATGGCGCTGAACCATCGCTTGGGGTAAAAAGGCACGGATCAGCCAAACGCTGAAACAGCCGCACCATTTTACCCCGCACGCGATCGGCAAAGTGGTTGCCAACGTTAGGCATTGATCTTCACCCAGACGCTGGTAGATGGATTTGCCGCAGCAGCCCATACTTTGCCAGCTAAGGTATTGCCCGTGGCGAGTGATGTGATTTCGTTAGCGGTGTCGTCCCAATACACGGCTGCGCCAACTGCTAGCACATCTGTGGATTTTTTAGGGAGTTCAAACACGCCTTCAGTTACACCTGTACCTTCGGTATCGACGGCAATGGCGCCAATAGCCACAACTAACAATGTGGCTAGTAATACCGCTTCACCACTGGCAACTGCGGCGGTGGGCGTAAAGCTGATGGTCTTGCCATCTTGTACATAGTTTTTCATAAGAATGTTCCTGCTTAAAAACAAAACTGAATAAAAAAGGGCTATCGTTTGATAGCCCATTTATGTCGGTTTAGCGCTGTTTACACGCCTGTTGATTTCACCAAGCCACGGTAATCGAGCGGCGCCACACCCGCATCGATACGCACTTTGGTGGCGACGCCGTCAATGGTGAAGCCTTGTTGCTGCTCAATGTAAGGCGTGTCGATGCCATCAAGGTAAGCCACCTCAATGGTGTCACGGCCTTGGCCCGCAGAAAGGAACCACTGCACCGCGCTGTTATCATCTAAACGAGGCTCAGCAATCACTTCGGCAAAGTTTTGGATTGGGTTAGCAATACCTGAATTCACATCGGCACCTTTAACAGAACTGGACTTAATGATCTGGTTAAACGTGGTTTCAAGCGCTACAGGGCACAGTACAAACTCAGGGCGAATATTCAGGTGGCGATTACCCGATTTTTGCTTACGCATTAACATGCGATTGGCATCGAGGGCCGCCACACTTGGCGCACCGGAACCTAAGTTGCCGTGTTCATTATGGAACAGCGTTTTGCCATCAGCCATTGGGGGGTTTTTGGTTAATACCGCATATACCAAATCACCAATGGTGCCTTTAGCGGCAAAGCCCATTTTCATTGGGATATCAGTCAACATACTCATATCGTCGTTGATAATGGCCTGACGGGTAATGCTGAACAACTCGCCATAGGTAGCCAGCGCGATTTGTTGCGCATGGTCGCCAACGGTGACGTACTTGTATTCCGCACCTTCACGCACTTGGCGCAGGCTATTAAAGTCACCAAGGCCGATACGTTTGGCGATATTAAAGTTGCCTAGTTGACCTTTTTTGGTCCAACGCTCGAAGGTTTCTTCGGCGGTTTCCCAGCCCATTAACACTGATTTATTAGCTACATCTAACAGGATATTGCCAAAGTCGCTTGAGCTGTGGGTAAAGGCTAAGCCGACCATATCCATTTTGTTGAATCCAGCGCAGCCAATGCCGCGATCCAACAGTGAGGCGCGTGCCAACTCAAGCATGGTGTAGCTCGAATAGTTGTTGCTAGCTTCAGCTTTTGCATGGCCGGAACGCGCCATTAACTGAGCGCGAATAGAGTCACCAACGATATTGCCGTTACCCGCATAAATAGTCGTGCGAGGTAACGTAGCGCACGGCGTAGTGTTCTCACCCAGCTTCGCCAAGATCATGTCTTTGGCTTTATCAGCATTGATGTTGGCATCGGCAATACACTGATTACGTAACTCTGCTAACTCAGGAAAGAAAGTAAATGCCGCATTGATACCGTTCATACGCTCAGTATTAAACGCAATCGCAGCCGCTTGAATAGCTGTGGTATCAGGTTGTGTTGCTGCAGGCGCAGGCAACTGAGCATTAGGTGCTGCTGGTGCTGGCACGAGTGGGTTGGGAGCACTGTTACCCTGCGGTGCAAACAGGTTTTTGAGAGCTTCAGGCATATTAGTAAAATCCTTAAGACGTTTTGAATTAAGTGATGCCGCCATTTGCAGCGGATCGGTGAGGGTGTTGGCAAAACCTTTTTCCACTGCTTCGCGCCCAGTTAGCCAAGTTTCAGCGGCTAACAGAGCGTGGAGTTCATCTTCTGACAAGCCTGTTTTGTGTTGGTAGGCGCCCACTAAATTGCCTTCAACCTTATCGAGCAAGTCGGCGTATTTGCGCATATCTTCGGCATCACCGAGAGTTCCGCCCCAAGGCTTATGCACCATCATCATGGCGTTTTCAGGCATGATGACTTCATCAAAAGCCATGGCAATCACACTGGCCATCGAAGCTGCAAGGCCATCGATGTAGCAAACTTTGTGCGCTGGGTGGCCTTTGATCATGTTGTAAATCGCCATGCCTTCGAATACATCGCCGCCTGGCGAATGAATACGGGCGGTAATGGTGCCCACTTTGCCTAGGGCCTGTAGATCACGGGCGAACTGTTGCGCACTAATGCCCCAGCCGCCAATCTCGTCATAGATCATTAACTCGGCATTACCGTTTTGGGCTTTGAGGCTATACCAGCTATTGGCGGGTTTATTACTCTGGTTCAGCGTTGCGACGGGCACGCTCAGCGCTCCGCTTGGCAGCATTGCGCTTAGCATTACTGATGCTATTGGGGTCTTTTTCACTGTTAGGATCTCCTAGCGAGGGGTCGGGGTCATTGGCCGTGACCATGTTGTTTTCGCGGTTGTAATCCACCTCACGCTTACGCTGGCGTTTTACTTCTGCAGGATTACGGCCACGGGCGCGAGTCCAATCGGCCTCGGTTGCGACATTGGCAGCGATCATCATTTCCCAGCCTTCGGCCTCTTTGCGTGGGTCAATCCATGGCATGGTGGGCCCGTAGTACACGGCATCAAATAAGGTGCGCATGTCGATATCTGGCGGTAGCACTAATGGGTCCTGCTTGTTGTGCATTTCCATTTTTAAGAAGTTGCGGAACACAGGCCGCGACCAGCCAGCACAAAACCATTGCTGCATAATGCGGTTAGATTCGTCTTGCTCAACTAGCTCTTGGCGCTGGCTTGAATAACTGCCGTTGTAGTCACGGGCAATGCTGGAATAGCTGCCACGGGTACCGGCTGCGGCGGCTTTTAATTGGCCGTTACGAAAATCAACTAAGTGCACATTAGGGCGGTTTGATTCAATCATGCCCACATCTTCACCGGGCTTGAGATCATCGAAGGTCATGCCAGGTGCAATGGGGATTTCGCGGCTTGACGATTCACCACTTGAGTCAGGAACAAACATGGCGGCATCGCCGCGCTTAATGTAGAACGCCAGCGCGGCCGCAATCCGAGCCGCTACTCGCTCAGATTCCTCATAGTCTTTAATATCGCCAAGGCGGGTTAAAATGCCGTGGAATAACGAAGCGCCACGCAGCTGGTGCAAGCGTTTAAATAAGCCTAAGTGCATCATGCTCGATGCGGGTATCACTTTGGTTTTGTAGCGAAAGCCGACTTGATCCGCAGGGTGATCGAGCAATACGTGATAGTTAACTACTTGGCCCCAGCCGTTAACCTCAAGCCCTTGGCGTACCCGCTTTGCTGGTTCGTTTAACTCGTAGGGGATAAAGTCGGCCTCTAACGCTTCAATGCTGTATTGAGTGCCTTGCTCATTTGGGTGGCCGAACTTCGACACTTTACCCATCACATGCTGGCCGAACACATCACCATCACGCAGGGCGCTACGTAACACCAAACGCTCTAATTCAGGGCGACTAAAGCGGCCCGTCACATCACACTTAAGCGACCATGCACCGAAACGGCGTTGAATATCGTTGGCTAAGTCATCAAGGATTTCACCGCTAATACTGCGCGGCTGCGGTTCAACCACAATCCCTTGGGCACCGATCACCCGTTCTTCCATGCGGTCGAGAATGCCGATACTGAGATCATGATTTTCGTCTAACCAGCGCGCTTGCTCACGCAGGCTTTTACCTGCCGCAAATACCGCTTGGTTTGCCCCGCGACTTTCCTTTTTAGCGCGATGCGTGCGGCTTGGGCTGGCAGCTTCATACCCTTTCAGGTTGCGATAGCTCATTGCAGCCGCTTCACGCTGTAATGCTAAACGCGGGGCAAATATCGCCAGCGCATCATTGATAATGCTCATGTGTTGCTCCGACTTATATTTTTAGAAGTGCCTTATTAATGCGGCTTGATTAGTTAAAGCTGGCTAACTTGACGCCACCCTGTGGGCGGCTAAAGGCACTTAATCGGCGCTCCCACTCAAGCCGACCTTTGCGGATTTCGCCTAGGTCCTCGGTGGTCATTGTTTTGCCGTTGATCGTGGTTTGCTTGCCTGCCAACACATCAAGCTCGGCCTGAAAGTACGCATCGATCATCTGTTGGCATTGGGTTTTGGTCATGCTGTTATCCTTGGCTTTATTGGCATTAACTACAGCCAACCGCCAGAACTGCCACCACCGCCACCGTTTAGGTAAGCAGCATTCGCATTGGCCTGTTTTGCGGCTTTGGGTTTAGGTTCTTTGGGTTGGTCGCTTGATATGGCGATCGGGGTAACTTGTGAAAGTTTGTCGAGGTTGATGCCGAATTTCTCTATCGCGATATACAGCGCGGCCAAGGCGTAAACGAAACAATCTAACGCCTCGTTGCGGCGCTTTTGGTTGTCCCATTTATAGATGATCCGCCCGTTTTGGCGCACCGGAACCTTGCGTTCGCTGGTGAGCTGTTGCAGCTCAACGTCATCACATACCGCTTCGTTTAACGGGAAGTGAATCGCACCAGGCTTGCGCACATCAACATCAGGGGCAATCCGCAACATCGACATCAACAGCTCTTTGGCGTTGTCGGTACCAACCTCCGTTAAGTAAACACCTTTGGCGGTTCGCTTACGGGGGAAGTTGGCGATCGGCTTACCGTAAACGTTGGCACCTCTAATGGGTATAACCCGCATTAGCCCAAGCTTTTTACTCATAGCGTAAACGTCATCGGTGTAGTGGCCGCCAGAGTCCCAACCCACTACGCCGATATTGAGCACAACGCCATCGGCACGGGCATAGCTTTGCGCAATACGCTCAGCCACTTTGTCTTTAAGCACTTGATCAGCGGGATCACCATGGAGAATAAAGCGGTCAATTAGCGCCGCCTCTTTACCCGCACCCCAGCCCCAAACACGGCCTTCGTAACGGTTATCTTGGGTGTCGATACCGCAAGTTAAATACACCACCCAGTTAGGCACTTTGCCACTCGGGTACATTTCGCGGCGCTTAGCTAATTCTTCCCACTCTAAGCGTTCGCCGTTGTCGTTATCCCACGGTTGGCCTAACTTAGTGTTGACGAAAGTCTGCAGCTTTTCTTTATCGCCTTTGGCTTTAAAGAACTCAGTAACCAGTTTCGCCCAGCTGTTGAGCGAGTTATAGGCCGACCAGATATGAATCGAGATATTGGGCGGCGTGGTGATGTCGTTTCCGTCGGCATCATAAAAGTCTAAAAAGTCTTTAGTGTGGATGCCGGTGTTTTCGCATATCCAAACTGCGCTTGGGTGCAGCTCCATATCGTCGAGCTGATTGTTTTCGATGCAGCAACCACATTGCTCACACAGATAATAGGCTGTGCTTGGGTCGTGCTCACCCTTGGCATTTTTATGCCACTTAATCCCAAAGGGTTCTTCAGGGCCACCCCACTTTAAATCCTGCAGTTCGTCGCAGTGTGGGCAAGGCAAGTTGAACCTAAAATAGTGCGGTGATTCGCTGCAGGCTTTTTCAATCTGGCAGGTACCGAGCACTTTAGGCGTTGAACCGCGAATCGACTTAGGAAACATCGACAGTTCGATACGAGTATCACCGAGCGATGTGGCGTTACCTTCGTGCTCGATGGATTCATCAAAACCCGCTAGCTCATCGTAGATCACATCATCGGTGGAGATTTCGCGATAGTTAGCTGCAGCGGTACCACCGCGCACCATCAGCGTTTTGCCATTGGTGAATATTTTATCTTCTAGCGTGCTGTCTTTATGTTTGCGACCCATCCAAGGTGCAAGCGCGCGCCAAACAGGGATGTCACGAATCGCCGTTTCAACGTGCTTTTTCATGAAGGTTTTGGCTTGACCATCACGAGGCTGATAGATCAACACGTTGCGCTTTTTGTGTTCAATCTTGTAAGCAGCGTTAGCCATCAGCATTTTGGTGTAACCGACACGCGCTGACTTCATTAAGTTAAGCGTGCTGATTTGGTCGTTACCCATGGCATTAAGAATGCCAATTTGAAACGGTAAACTTTCCCACTTACCCTCGGTGTAAGAGGACTCCGACGACATGTAAAAGTGCTCGTCGGCATATTCAGAACAGGTGAGCATGGGTGGGCGATAGAACGAACGCAGCCCAGCAGCAACGGCGGCTTTCAGATTTTTAATCTGCGCGGCCGATATACTCATCTAATAAACCCTCAATGCCCTCCGCAAGATCGGCGGCGGTGTTTTGGCTTTTAATCACCTCCGCTTTGATAGCGTCGATTGTGCGTTCTGGAATGTCGGGGAATTTGCGTTTTACCCGTATATGTATTTGATCGAGCACTGGGGCAATTTGCGCAGCAATGCGATTTAGCACAAAGGTAGCAAAATTAACTTCGACCACTTCTTTGAGGTCTTTTTCGTTTTTAATCTCCTGCCCAACTGCTTGGGCTCGGATTAAGCGCCAGCGTTCGTAGTCCATATCTGGCTTATCGGGATCATCTTCATCGGGTTTAGTGATGGTTTTTTTACGCTCGTTGGCGACTCTGTTACCCACCACATCGGCCATCTTGTATAAACACACGCGACCGAGCTTGCTGTGCACTAGCACGTCCCACTTATCAAACGCTTGGGTGCTGATCTCAAGGCTTTTGCATAGGTCGGTTTTACTCAGTAGAACAGGCTCGGGTGGTGATGGTTGAATGCGTGCCATGGTGTTCATCTACCTGTTTTAACAGTGCAGCTTTCAGCTGCATCTCCGCTCGGTGTAACTCTTGGGCGCGTAGTTCGTCCTTATCTGTTTGACGTTGCTCACGGCGGCGGCGCAACTCCTGATAAAAAACGTTGGCTAATAGGGTGACGAGCGCGAAGAATATCCCGAGCAAAATGGCGATTTCATTCAACGTAAACGCACCTCCAATTGTGCTCATGAGCGACGATACATAAGCGCTAAACGTCAGCGATTTTTGAGTGGTCACATCATTAATGTATGGATTGTTCATGCTGTTTTTCCGTTCGCCATGTTTCGATGTTATGCAAATCGGTATCACACTTGGTGATCACGGCTAAGAGTTGAATGATGCAATCGGGCAGATCGGCATTAGCGTCTGAACTACATTCGGCTGGCAGGCACTGGCTCATTAATGATTGCGGCGGTAGTACATATTGGGTCTGCTTGGTGACTACGGTGCGCGCAATAGGCGGCGTGTTTGAGCAGCCGCTTAACATCATCAGGCACAACAGTATTAGCCCAACTTCGGGTTTGTTCATTGGCTGAGGTCCTTAGTTTTTTAATGGCTTCTCGCTGATCAGCAAGCTGGCGATCAATCTCGGCCTTGGCTTTATCGGCTTTTTCATTGAGCGCTAAGGCAAAGGCGTAATCCTTAGCGAGCCTGTCACGTTCTTTAGCCTGCGCTTGCAGTTCATCGGTGACAGCCGTGAGATCATCAATCAACATTCGCTGGTTAACGGTGGCCGTTTCAATCTGCGAGTTTTTAAGGGCGAGATTTGTTTTGGTGGCGGTAAGGCTTAGACCAAGCAGTGCAATGACTAGAATCAAAGCGCCGATGATATACAAGTGCAATGTGCCAGTGGCGTTAATGAGTTTTTGGAACATAGAGATCCTTAAGGCATATCGCCTGTTCTTTTTTGCGCCGTACCTCTAAACCAGGCAATTTGACGTTAGCGGCATAAACAAATCCATTACATCCATGTTTGCCGCAGGCCTCCGTGAGTTGGTGACAAGCGGCCACCCGTTCGCCGCGCAGTAACAGCTTGCGCAAGGTGGAGGGTTGAAAGTTACCCGCACCAAAGTTGTAAATCAGACTGAGGTAAGCGGCGTGCTCGCCTTCGGTAAGTTGCACCGGATACGTTAGCCGCCGCAGCTGCCGATCGGCTTTGCCTAAATCCTTGGCGAACATTTCAATGCATTGCTGCTCGCTAAAAAACTGGTTTAGCTCAAGCTCTGTGCCAGTGTGCCCAAAGCAAGCGGTGATAATATCCACCGGATCAAGATAGGTGTGCAGAATGGGCTCACCGTTCGGCGCTTCGGTGGGAGCAATCAAATTAGCACCCGCCAGTGCGACAGCAGAAGAAAGCCCCAGTGCCATGAGCTTTTGCTTTAATGACATGGGTCAGTCTCCTTTAAAATAAGGTTAGCCTTAGCGCGGCCAACGGTTAGATCAACGGTGAGGTAGCCGCCTCTAACTGCTGATGTTTTTAGTGTCTTTCAACGTCCGAGGCAATATCACAAGAACCTCGGCAACACATACCCACCACGGCCACCATTGCAGCGGCCGCTTTTGTTCAGCTGGGGTTAGCTAACGAACAGCTATTTGGATGTTTGCGAACAAGAAATGGCAACAAATAAAAAGGGCCCCTAAAAGGAGCCCTTGGCAGACAAATAACGTGCGACTGAATAAATGTAACCTTAGCAAGCGTATACAAATGTACTCGATTTTAAGGGCCTTGAAAGCGCCAAAAGTGTCGCTAAAAGCGACAAAAGTGTCGTTTCGGAATTTGTAAATATGTGATACGTGAAAACTTAATCACAGAGGATTTATCGTTTTACTTATCACTTAAGTGATTTTTCACTCATATCTATTAAAGTGAAAGCCTTATTTATGCCGCCAACTGAAGCTATAGACTTAAAAGCAAAAGCCAAGAAGATAACTCCTCCCCCACAAGCAAAAAATGCCCACAACCAAACAGGCATACCGTACCAATTGTTAAAAAAACCATTAATAAAATCGTTCTTAGAAAGTAGGTTAAACCCCATAAACAATACAATGATGCCTATAAAACCACACACAAAATACTTAAGCATCAGATAGATATTATGTGGGTATATCGAGAAATAACGAGTTGATATACGCCAGTAATGCTTGTTTAATCTGAATGAGTTCATTTTATTGGACAACTCAAGAAACTGGCCAGCATTTACATATAAATCAAATGCTTGACTAGGATTCATATATTTAAGTAACACATTGATTTCATTGTATGAAAAACGATGCTTATAAATTGATGTGAAAATTTGCTCGGTAAGATACCTTTGCTTAATACTGGGCTTATTGAGATTACCGCTTAAAACTGACTGAGCAATCTCAAGCTTCTTAAGATTAATTTTATGCTTTTCAAAATATAGTGATGATAATAACTTAACAATTGGAAGCATCAGCAATATTACTGCTGAGGCATTTAGCCACGAAACGTCACCTGACAATAAATTCTGCATACCTGCATACCTTAATTGATTTTCAACTACACCAAGAGGATCAAAAGTTGGTATATAAGATCCCTGTCGATCTGCCAATAACAGCACATGCATTACAAACAATTTTCAGAAAAATATCAATTGGTTAGTAGGGATTTCTAAGCGAGTGTTAGAAGGGTGTTTTAGGGGGCTCATAAAACAACAACCAACCTCCCCAAAATTCTCATATGTAGTGAAGCATTGCGCGTCACTGCCCCCGCAGTGAATCGAGCCGGAAGGACCCGTGATGATAATAGGTCGCATCCAGCCCTGATGATAACCATTCTCACTTGACCGAGCCGCGCCTAACCTATTGACAAAGATGATATTTCACAACCAAACAACTCGTCGCGATAGTACTTGAGTTCCGCTATCGACTCCCGAATATCGGCTAAGGCTTCATGCTGATACTGCTTAGCCTTAATCGCATTACGCTCTACCTCAGGCGCCCAAGCTCTAGCTGCGAGCCCTAGTGCTGATATGTCTAGCTGCCTGTAATGCATGTACTCATGAAGCTCAGGCATTTGGCACATGATAAATGAACGATCAAACATGATTGAGTTACCCGCAAACACCACACCAGTCTTAGCTTTACGGTCATGCTTAGGTATTCCCAGTGCTTTCAGGTGTTCGAGTACCATCTGCTCAGCCTGTGCTAACGATACTGATGAGGCACGAACAGCAGCTAACAACCCACTCTTGGTATGCACATCTATCGCCCACTCATGTGACCTTGCAATGTGTTCATCGTCTTGATGCACAACAATGTGCAGCGCTTCACCCACTTGGTTTAACTCACTATCAGTCACGATAAAGGCCAGCTCAAAGATAGGGTAATACTCCATACCCAGCATCCCATTGTCTAAGCGGCCGTTCAGCCCACCCGTTTCTAAATCACCAAACAAAAAGAATTGCTCCATCACCCACCTCACTTTGCTAATTGAATCTCTGCTCTTCTCAACCAATACACATACGACTTCTTACTGTCGAACCCCATCAATGCCCACTGGCCTTTGCACACGTAACAGGTGCGAATCGCCCGAATACAGTTTGGCGATAACCGCTCAATCATCCTATCAAACTGGACCACCTGCTTAGGAACGCTCAACTCCCTAACCAACGCACCACCATAAACCTGCACCTCGCCTAACTTATCGCAAGCACTGCGATTAGTGAAACCTTTACCGAGTTCTTGGAACGCCCAATAACGCCCCCAGGCATTGAGCCCAGCACGAAGGGCTTTCATGTTAATAACCTGCTCTTGCGCATCACATACTCGCATTAGCCACCTCCGTAATCTGGTCTATCGATAAATGGAATACATCATCCACTATTGAGCGCAGGTGGTTATAAGGCACGTTACTCTTGCCATTCTCCCAACGCTGATACGTTCGGCGGCTTATCCCGTAAAACTCAGCCACCTCATCCTGAGAAAGCCCCTTAATCGCCCTGCCTGTTTTTAGAATTTTTGCAGCTGGATGACTCATAAAACCACCTTATTTAGTGCCATTGCATACTCTTGTAAGGCTGATGCAACGATCATCACAGCCACCCACTCGCACCAAGGGTTTGAGCACTCCCAACATTCGCAGACGATCTAGGGATTATCTCGGGCGCAACCTCACTAAAACCGAGCGAAATTAAATGCGCGTGATACGCATCAAGCGCACTCAACATGCCCTTATCCAACGTCGAATGAACATAGGTACGCAAAAGCACAGGCAGGGCATGATTAAGCAACCGCTCACCGACCATAGTATCCACGCCCATGTCTTGGATAATCGTGCGGCAAAGCTTGCGCAAATCATGCGAGGTAAACTCCTTAAACCGAATCGTCTCACTCCAATAATGCGCAGTGCGCTGGCTAATAGCGCCAACATCACCGGCAAACAAAAACGCCCGCTTACCCACATTTTTAAGCTGCCACTGCAAATAATGTTGGATCAACGCCTTAGCCGTAGGCGTTAACGGTAGCCGGTGCTCTTGGCGGTTCTTCGCATTCGCCGCAGGAATAAACCAAAACTCACCCGCAAAATGCTCCCATCGTGCCAAACGGGTTTCACCAATGCGCGTGCCGAACATCAGCATCAACATAAACAACATCGCCACCGGCATAAATGCATCCCGCAACGCCACAAACAACGGCCCTAAGTCCGACTCCATCAAGCGCGTATCAGGCTTAGGTGATAAGGTTAAACTCATCGTCACTCGATACCCCATCAGAGGATTAAGCAATAACAACCTAAAATCCGCCGCCAAACTCAACGCCCGCTTAAGCACATTCACACTCAAACGAATATAATGCGGCGCATAACCCTCATTCAGCATCAGCTTCACCAACGCACTATCAACCACCAAAAACGACAACTCAGCCAAGGCCACATCCCCCAACTTAGGCAACAACTGCTTACGCATAATCGACCTACAGTTATCCCGCCAGCTCGAGCTTAAGGTCGTATTGCCATCCAAATAATCCCCATACCACAATAGCAAATCAGTCACAGTCGCAAACTCACCGCGCAACACATCCGCGCCCGCACTACGCTTAGCTAGCATCACAGGTAAATCCGCTAAAAACGTCTTAATGCACATGCTCGGCCACACGCCTTGCTTCTTCCAAACCGTCTTATCACCCTCATTAATCACCAAATGCACACTCGCCTTCGTCCTATCCGCCGTTGCCCGTAAACGCAGCTCAGGAAACTGCGGGTCCCTAAAATCCCGCGTCAAACCGCCACGTAACCAACGGCGCAGCGCAGCATCGTTCAACTTACCCACCTCAACCCCGCTAGCAGCCATCGTTTGCCCCCTTAAGCCCTAGGTTTGCCCGTAAATTGGCAATAATCGATTTCGCCTTTGCCGCCTCAGTCGGCCGCGTCACCGTTTCTGGTAATGCCTTTGGCAACTCAACATCGGTCAACTCGCCACGGCTAAAGCGGCGGCACAGCACTTTGTAATTGCGCTCAAACGTCATTAACACATCCTTTTCGAGCCCTGTGGCAAACATCCAACTGCCCGTCTCGCGCACTGCTAAGCGCACCACATCATGGCTCCACGTATGCTTGTCAGGGTGATGGTAATGGCGCGTAGCCTCCTTAAACGCGGCCTCCAACGTGGGCAGCCCCAAATCACAAGCCGTGGGTTGGCACCACAAAGCAAACTGGCGCGGTGTCGGCCAAAACTGCCTGTCGCCCTGCTCGCGTCTGGCGCGATTCAGCCCAGCTTGCACTTGCTCGCGGCTCGCAATCCCCTGCGCCGCCAAGGTTTTAAGCCACTCGCCTTTGTGGGTCGCTTCGTCCTCAGGCCGTGGCGCACTCACCGGGAACAACACCCGCAACTTGCTAAACACGCTGTCCACAATCGCCATATCCATTGCCGTGGGCTCAGGTTGCGTCACCCGTTCGCCCTGCCCAACCAGCGGCTGGCGGATTAAGGTCTGCAGTGATTTCATGCTCGTATTTTGCTTGGCAGTCATATCAAAGGATCCTCAGGGTCATACACCGCATGGCGCCAATCCACTTGCCCAACGGCGGCGGCCATCGGTCTTGGCAACGGTGTTAGCCAATGGCGTTCGCGGATAAACTTGGTAATACCCAACACAAACTGGCCGTTAGCACTAAAGCCCCAACTGGTATCCAGCGCAGCAGCTTCCTTCAACCAAGTCACCGCCAGCACACAATCGGCATCGGTCAGTTTTTCAGCCTTCCACGCTTTCCACGCAGCCGAATCTGCCCCGCCTTTGCGATGGGCTGGGTACGCTTTAAAAAACGCATTGAAAACCGACTTAGCACTCGTTGCTGGACAAGAGTCTTTTAAAGATTCATTGATAGGTTCTAAAGAGTGATAGATTCCGGTGCTATCTGGTGGCACAGGGGGTGTGCTATCTGGTGGCATACCTATGCTATCTGGTGGCACCCCTTCGGTACTATCTGGTGGCACAGGGGGTGCTACCTCGTAGCAGATTGAAATCGTGTAAATATTGGTTAAATTTCCCTTAGGTCCCTTACGATTTTTAATCGTCACAAAACCCATATCAACCAAGGCCGCAATATGCTTTCTCACAGTGCTATGACCAATCTCGCACTGATCAGCAATATGCTGATGGCTCGGCCAACATTCACCATTATCGTTCGCGTTGTCGGCCAGCTTAATCAACACCAGCTTGCGCAGTGGATTACCCACCTTGGCCTTCATCGCTTTTACCATCAATTCCATGCTCATAAACCACCGCCTAACTGCGCGACAGCCAGCACAAAATTGACGAAATCATCATGTATACGTAACATGTAATCGCCTCTCTTAGGTATTAAGCCCGCGCTCAGTCGCCAAACTTTAGCGGGCTTTCTTATTCTCGATAAGTAATCGATGCGTGTTCGTGTACCGTCATCAACAACCCGCCTTACCGCCATGACTCGCTAAATACGGATACGCCAGCTCTAACGCCGCCATGCTCGCTTGCGTAGTCGCCGCCGACTCTTTTAACTCGCGGTGCGCCGCGACTAACTGCTCGCGCTTGGGCTCACAGCCCAAATGGATCACCGCCACTTGCGCCTCGGCGTTCTCTTTGGTGAGCGACGCCGCCATATCGGCCACATGCAACACATGGCCGTCACTCATGCGATCGGCAATGACAGTCACCCCAGTGCAACCAAACACATCGTTGAGATACTGCACCCGCAAATGCTCAGGCAGTGCCGCCACCAGTGCTTGCTCAACATGAAACAAGCGATCAACCTGCGGATGTTGGCCCTCGTACTGGCCGAGCCAACGGAACAGCTTTTGGGCATTTATCCGCGCATCGTTGTGCACGTCTTGCGTGCTGGCAAAGCTAATGCCCTCCGCCGCCAATACCTCGCTTAGCCCAAGGCGCTCAACCGCCGCAACAAAATCTATCGCCAACGCAAAACGTGTCATCTTGGGTAACTCCAACACCCGATGAATCGTTTTCATCAACAAATTCAAACGGCTATCATTTTTACGTGAATGGGTTTTCATGCTAATAAGCCTCTATTCAGTTAACCTTCAATTAAATGGCAAGCGAAACTACCTTATTTGTGTCGCTTGATGGTTCAGGGAATACATCAGCAAAAGTGCATTCAACACCCAACTGGTTAAGCGCTCTTACGATTTCCCAACAAGTACTTAGATCAATGTTTCTAATACCTGCCTCGTAGTTGCCAACCGCTCCTTGAGTTTTGCCTATGGCCTTACCAAGCCCAGATTGAGATAAATTGGCTTTCTTTCGATAAACGGGAATATTGTTCATGCTACCAGTCTCAATGTTGATTCAATCACATTAAACACGAAACGTGTTTACAAGTAAACACAAAACGAAAAAATCAAATATCACATATCGTGATATTCTTAGAACGAGACTTTATCGTTGGTGGTTATAATGGGAACTGAAGATTTAAAAAAACGTGTTGGGCAAAACATCAAACGGTTGCGAATGAATGCTGGTATTAAAAGCCAAGCGGAATTGGCAAGCTTATGCGGGTGGAAATCTCAATCTCGTATCGGTAACTATGAAGCAGGCACTAGAGCGGTTAGTGCTATTGACGCCGAAGTGTTGGCAAAAGTTCTTGGTGTTAGTCCAGCTGAAATTCTTTATGGTAATTCCAATAGTACAAATGCCTCAGTAGACACTGAGCTACATGTCAAAATAGCACCAGAGTCAAATGCCAAATGGCATGCAGGTTTTGATCTATGGGATGGTGATACTCCGCTAAGAGATGATGAAGTAGCTTTGCCATTTTTTCGAGAAGTGGAATTAGCTGCGGGTAATGGTTCCACATTCGTGCAAGAAAATGGCGGCTGCAAACTCCGCTTTGCCAAGTCCACCCTCAAAAAGAGTAACGTCGAACCTCAACATGCGGCTTGTGTAACTGTCTCCGGCAACAGCATGCTACCCGTCCTGCGTCATGGCACTACGGTCGGCGTCGACACCAGCAAAAAGAATATTGTCGATGGCGAAATGTACGCAATTGATCACGACGGTATGTTAAGAGTAAAAATGCTCTATCGTATGCCTGGTGGCGGGATTCGTATCAAAAGCTACAATAACGATGAGTTTCCAGATGAATTTATACAACCAGAGCATATGACAGAAGTTAAAATCATCGGTTGGGTCTTCTGGTGGTCAGTACTTAACATATGGAGTAATTAAATCACCGTTCCTATTAAAAATTATTTAGGCGTTGTAAACTCAATCTTTAAAATAAAAAATAATTTAATAATTTAGTTGCACTGAGAATTACAACATACAGGTCATCCAATGTTGGCTTCGAAATACCAATATTGAAAATATTTAATTTCTCCCATTCTTTAAAAATAATGAAAATTATTGTTAGCATTAATGGTAGCCAACAAAAATATCGGTAGTATTTAATTTTCAACTGACGGTCTTTAATTCTATCATCTAAATTCCTAGAAATATTGTCTAAATTATTTGCAATATCACTATCATGCAATCCATCATGACTTTTCAATTTTAACTTATCAAATGTATAGCTAATGCTAATCTTAATTTGTTCAAGTCTTGACATTTGATCTTCAACCATCCAATAATTGAAAAGTCCAGCAATAAAAACTCCAGAAACAATAAATAAATAGCTTGAAAAGCCTTCTATTTTATCAAAGGTACTTAATCCGATCAAAACTATCGGAATAGCATACAACTTCATCTGAATATCATTTAGGACAGTGCTTAATTTTTCAGAATATTCAAATGATTTTGCTTCTACTTGTTGTTGAAACTCACCAATGGCAAAGTTTTGAATAAAAACATCATAATGTTCAAAATAAGCATTTTTTATTTTACCCAAGTTTGAAAACAAAATAAATGCAGGTGATGAAGATGTATTTTTTTCTGCTAAAATATTTCTAAATGTATCCACTAAAGCAAGCTTAAAAAAAGATAATTTATCTCGATGATGTAAATTACCATTTTCATCAGCTTTTAATAGAAAATCAATATCATCAACTGGTGATAAGGCATTAATTGACAAAAGGTCTTTAATATTAGTTATCTTTACCTCTAAAGGTTTGGCGAACTTATCTTTTTCACCTTTTATAAAATAATAAAGTGAAACACCATTATCTATATTTTTATCAATATCAGAAACTGACTTCAAAAAACCAAGCCACTTTGTTACAGCTTCCAACTTTAAGGTAAATGGATGAACCAAATCACTATCACTTCTGAAATCAGAATCAATGAAATAATAGTTCTTAGGCAAATCATATCCTTGTATCAAAAATGTTGATAATTTCTCCAACAAATCATTTTCATCTTTATAAAAGCTGAAGCTGCAACCGTTATATAAATCGAATTCAATTTTTAGTTCAGTACAGTTAGCTTTATTAACTATCTTACCTTCAATTTTTTCGTCCCAATTTATTTCAACTTTAAATTGTCGAAATAACTTCTCTTGCTTATTTTTATTATAAAACTCATTAATTATAAAAGCCTGCTCCTCATTAAGGACAACGTCATTAATAAGTTTAAACACACCACTTGCATATGATACGTTGTCACCAAAAGATTTAAACAACCTCACTGCATAATCGAATGTGTTAAATGGATTACTCATCGTCAACTTCATCTTCTTTTAAATCTAATGCTTGATTAATAGCATCTTTAACCATTGGAGTAATCATTCTACCTTTAATAATAATATCATTACTATTTGGATCAAATAAAATTGGTTTATTAGTATCACTAGCGCAACCAAGCAATCCAATATTTTCAAAATCAAAATTAAAATTAAACGAATCAGTTGTATAATATATTCTAGCTAATTTTTCAACACTCTCCTTTCTAGCCAAAAAAGAAGCTGGCATTTCATATTTGTCCTGCTTACTAAATAATATAAAGCTATCCTTATCTTCATCGGAACAGATTGAAGGTAAGTGAGAAATCGCAATTTCTTCAAGTTTAGTAAGGTATACCTCCTCATTTGAATTTTCAGAAAGATATCGAACCCATTGAGAACGTGCTTCTTTCTGTGCAACGGAATCAGCATTATGTTCTACCAAAAAGTCTTTTAGAAGAATGACAGATTTTACTACAGCTCTGGCTGGAGTCGTACCGTTAACACAATCAAAAGCTTTAGTAAAATAATCTGTGTATTTTCCTTTACCAATAAAGCTTAAATAATTTTTTTCAAGCACATCCACACCAGCTTCAGGCTTCTCTAATGCATCCAAAAATGCTGATATATTAATATCGACTGCTTGATGTAACTTACTTAAATCAACATGTATGTCTGAAGTAGGCTTCAACTTTTTAAGTTTAATACCAGAAGTATTGGTTATCATTGCAGCCATGAATCTTGAGCTTTTATAAGATTCATATTCAATGAAACAAATATAACCTCCTTTACTATTTGTATGTACTATCTCGCCATATAAAGATTTCATCGCTAACTTTGTTAACTCTTTAAATTTTGCATCTTTACCTGATTCAGGAACTTGATTTTTCAGCTCAATTAGTTTCGCTGGAAAATCTCCATTACCTTTAAACTTCCCCCATAAAACAGCCGTTTTTCCATCTTTAATCTTAACTAAATCAAGTGCTAAATTTTTTATAATCTCAACGCTTAAATTTAAGAGCACCTTTGCAATATCTGGCTCTTTTTCTTTAAATAATTCATGTATAACAAATCGCTTAATAACTGGCATTCTAATATCCCTATTCTCTTAATTACCTTGCATTAAACCAGATAGCGTGGTGCTAACCGAAGATTAAATTTATATGTCTCAACTGTACTGCATTATGACACTTTCTAGAAGTATTGGAATCAAGTAAAACTAATCATTTAAATACAGCCATTAACATAACTGTAACATAATGTGATGTCCTGTGAATTTCACAACAACAGAATTAAACTATAAAACACATTAGATTCAATAACTTAATCAAAAACTTATTTTAATGCCAACTTTAAACACGAAACGTGTTGGCTTATGAAACACATTTTGTGATTATTGCAGTGTATTCATCCTTAATGATAAACACTTCAAGGGCTGAGTTTCATGATCAGTACAAAAACGAAGTTATCAGTTTTGGGGACTCTTAATTATTGAGATTCGTTGAATGATTGCCGACCTGTTCTCTTGCCCTTGGCAGGATATAAAAACGGTGATCGGCTTGCAGCTTCATGAACTGATTTACCTTATCGCGATAGCGCTTCAAGTTGGTTTTTAGCTGTTTGTAATAGCGTATTTCTCGATAGCGTTTTATAGAGAAAACATTTGGAACAATAAGTTAATCGCTAAAAAGAAATCTACCCATTACCGAGGACAAGGAAATGATTCTATCAAAAGTTCAAACATCACCTAAGCAACGCGATGAGTTTCGTCTACTGGTTGCAATACGTTTTGCCTGCTTAATGGCGCTGGCTAAGGGCCACACCGATCCGATGGATTGCCCACGGGTGCAATCCCGATGCGCCGAGCTGGTAAAGCATTTTGCCTATCACCACCCAAGCGCTGCGTTTTACCGCCAGTTCATTCGTCACACGGGCGAACTCGGGCTCAACTTCTGCCTGCGCTTTACCGAGCCCCAACAAGGCTTGTACGGCAAGGTGATGGTGTGGCGTAACGAACAGGCGGCCACTAACGTGCATCCGCTGCAACTCACCCAAGCGGAGCAACCAACATGAAAGGCATCAACACCGCGTTTTTGCTTATGGCCCAGTTCAACAAAGTGATAGTGCCACTGGATCAAATCAGCAAAGAGTATTTTGGCCTCGAACCGCGTACCGCGGCCAACTATGCCAAAGCCGGCCGCTTGCCCTTAGCCGCCTTTCGCACCAGTAACAGCAACAAAGCGCCTTGGATGGTCAATGTCACCGACCTTGCCGAATACCTCGACAAGCAACGCGACGCCGCCAAACAAGATCAAATCAACTTAGCGTAATCAGCGGCTCAGTGGGGAGGTATCTATGTTTTTTGTTTACGGCGTGTCCATGACCTTAGCGAAAAATCAAGCGGCCAAGAAGTGCAGCACCTCTGTAGGCGCACACCCTAACCGCCGTCAACTGAGCCCCGACGAGTACCAAGCTAAGTTGAATGATATGGCGCAGCACTTATTTGAAACCATGAAGCCACAACGCCTGTCGCATTCGTTATCGACGCCCGCGCTGTGCCAGCAATATATCGTTTTAGCCATGACCCAAGAAGCCCACCGCGATGTGCATATTCGCTATCACAAGCTGTCGGACAAGGTGAACCCCAAAACCAAGAAACCCATCATCAATCTGGTGGTGTTTAACGGCGAAGCCGCAGCTTAGCCCTGCTGATTCAAAAGGAAGGAATAGCATATGAAACAACGTCCAATTATTTTCAATACCGCTATGGTGCGCGCCATTCTTGATGGCCGAAAAACACAGACGCGGAGAATGTTTAAAGTTCAGCCGCATGATGAATGGGCGCCATTTTCTAAAAATGCCGAATGGTATACACCGACAGTCATTGATAAGCGCGGATTCTATCAACCCGCAAAAGATGATGTTTTTGGGGTTAGCAGTGAGGATTGCGCGTTTATTTCACCGTTCGGCACACTTGGTGATCAGCTGTGGGTACGTGAGGCAATGACCAAAGCACACTGGCCTGATTTGCATTATGTCTGTGGCGGATTAACAGCGGGCACAGGTGATGAAGACTTTGATTACCGTGGCGCAGAATATCGCGGGTTTATTCCCTCTATCCACATGCCACGCTGGGCGGCGCGCATTCTGCTGGAAGTCACTAAAGTTAGGGTTGAAAGGCTAAATGATATCAGCGAGCAAGATGCAAAAGCAGAAGGTTTTGACTACCCAGCAGTGCAAGGTATGGGCTGGAAATTTAATGCTAAACATAACTTTTTGTTTGCTTGGGACCAAATTTACAGAAACAAATCATCAAACCCTTTCGTTTGGGTGGTCGAGTTCAAGGTGATCAGTACCACAGGCGGTGCGGCATGAACCATTTACTCCCGGGCTTTGAATCACAAGAACGTGTTGCGTTATTGCTGTCGCTTACCCGCATTAGTTCGCCCGAGGTGATTGCCGCGTTAACGCTGCATTACACCAGCGCCCTACCCGCCGAACGCGCGGCCGCTCGTCACGGTATAGAACTGTCGAACTTTATGCGCGGGCAAAAGAAGCTAGAGCAAATTGCTGCCACGGTCGAGGCCATTAAAGCCATCGACTGGGCCAAGCTGCAATCGGCTCATTTGCAATCAACCGCTTTGCAACCGAAGCAGGTGGCCTAAATGACTCAATCAGCGGCGTTTCGCCATCTGTTAAATCATTACCGCAGCCATAAGTTAAGCCTGTTACTCAAGGCAAAAACGGGCGACAGCATCAAAATCGCGCTGGCACTGGGCGCGCTAGATTGCCTGTACTGGCAAGCATTGGGCAACGGCTTAACCAACCTCGCCAAGGGCATTAGCCGCACCATAGTGTATTCGTACCGATATCACCCTATGCGTCTGCCCAGCCATTCGCCTGTCAGCCAAGCAAGGGACAACCAAAACAAGGAGGCGGCATGAATACCTTCAGCACTAAAGCGGGCGTGGTCACACTATCCAAGCCCTACTTCACCTTGATGTGCGATCAGCAACAAATCGAAGTGAAGTACATCCCCAACAATTACCACGGTTGGGGCATTTGTAAGTCTTTTAACGCCATCGAGTGCAGCGACTTCGGCCAAGCCGACGCCGAAGTATTCGCACTCAACGCAGAATCAAAACTCAGGATAAAAGGAGAAGCAGCATGAACCCGATACAAGCAGCAACTGTAGAACGTGAAGAAGGTTATTGGACCCATCCAGATATGCCCGAGTGGGATGAAGGTGTGACCCGTGTTGAGTGTGAAGCATGGGCAGCCGAAAACGGTGGCGAGTTTATAGCGATTTGGTTTGAACTCGATGCGCCTGAAAACCTGATCGAGCGCTACTTTGACGAGGGCGATAACGATATCAGCGATTGGCACCCCGTTTGCGAAAAGGCCGGCTCATTCTTGCTGAGTATTCACGATACCGAAGATGGCCCCGTCGCGCTGTTCTTCGCACCGATGGATAAGGAGGTGGCGTGACGTCCAAAGCATCGCCCCTGCGAGGTCCTGCCCCACAGGGGCGATGCTGCCTTTGCTTGTTAAATGCTTATACTTTGATGGTGCCATTGGACCACCCCTCTACTAGCTGGCCAATATTGGTTGCAACCTTTTGAAACCTACCCTCAATTGGATAGAAAGCCCAAACCCCAGGCTTATGGATACGGTAACAAAACTCAATACCATCAGCACCGGCATGACCAATAACCAAGTGCTGATGTTCATTGCTTATAGTGACATCAGTTAACGGAAGCACTAACTGCAAGAAAGACTGCTCATCATAATGGCCACCCTCGTACCTTGATAAGTACTCAGCGCAATCATAATTTTCATCTAAGAATCTCTTGGCAAACACTCTGATTCCTTGGGGCATTTAACGCCCCAATAAGGGGCTGATAATGCTTGGCTAAACTGTGAAGCGGAGCGAAACTGAGCCAAGCTTTAGCAGTCCAGCACTTAATTGGCTTGTTAGGTGTATTATTGCATACACATTATAGAATCCGAACTATAACTACCATGTTGTTTTTTATAATGTATTTCAAAGTTTTGACCACAAACATTACTATCTACAAAATTTTCACAGAAGAAATAATCCCCGTCGTGATTTACATACCAATGCGTAATGTTTTTTTTATTTTTTGATTGCAATGACACTGGAATGTCTATCACCTTATTCCAACCGTTAAGATCAAACTCACACCCTTTTGGTGGAGTTGATGAACAGCCAATTAAAACAAAAGAAAGTAATGATATTCGCCACACTCTAGATACACCTAACATGGAAGTGAGCGGCCTGCGCGGCTTTTCGCGCAGGTCCGCTCGACTGCAAGATTATGTTTCACGTTCACCGGAGCGCCTTTGCCTTGGCTTCAAAGCGAGCAGCAAGATCACTATCGGTGGCACCAGCAGCTAA